GACCCGTGCTGCCGCCGATCGCGGCAACACCAGTGGCTCCAGTCGCACCAGCAACGCCAGTAGCACCAGTAGCTCCTGTAATGCCTATCACTCCTGTGGCACCTGTAACACCAGTGGGGCCGTCAACACCTGTGGCACCTGTTGGTCCGGTGATTCCAACACCAGTGGCACCTGTTGGCCCTGTGATTCCAGTAGCACCTGTTGCGCCCTGAACACCTGTGGCACCGGTGATTCCAATGACACCCGTCGCACCTTGTACGCCAGTTGCGCCGGTAACACCTGTTACACCAGTAGCACCTGCAACGCCCGTGGCACCTTGAACACCTGTTGCTCCCGTAATTCCAACAACTCCTGTAGCGCCGGTTATTCCTACACCTGTGGCACCAGTTGGTCCGGTGGAACCCTGAGGTCCACTAACCAACGCTAAGAATACAGCTAGGTTATTCGCAAAGTTCGTTGAGCCCGTACCACCGGATGCAACTAAAGTTGCCGGATATGTCCAGTAGCTGGTTGACGTCCCAGGATTAACGTTCGTTGGGGTGCCGTTGACTTGCCATGTTTGGTAATTGGAACTGGACCCTTGGTCCTGGATTGTAATAATTTCTGTATTGAAGACTTGCGCAAGAAAGATATCAATATCAATCGCATCGCTTGTTAAATGACTAACGTTGATTTGCGTTGCACTTGCTTGTGTTGCGTTGTTCCAAATTACAAAACCCGCGCCTGGATCTCCGCTTGTAATTGTTGTTTTTGCGGAATACTTAAAGAGGCTGGAAGAAAAACCTTGTGGTCCTGTGGCACCAGTGGGACCTGCAACACCAGTAGCGCCAACACCCGTGGCACCTTGTGGGCCTGTAGCGCCAGTGGAACCCTGCACACCCGTGGCACCAGTGGCTCCTGTAACGCCCTGTACGCCGGTTGCACCTGTGATACCAACAACGCCTGTGGCACCTTGTACGCCAGTGGCTCCTGTGGCACCTGTAGCGCCTTGCGTACCAGTGGCGCCGGTAACTCCTGCAACACCGGTAGCACCCGTGGGACCAGTTATGCCCTGAACTCCGGTAGCACCTGTGACACCGGTAGGACCCGCAATGCCTGTTGCGCCCGTTACTCCAGTAACTCCTTGGATACCAGTGGGACCTTGTATGCCAGTGGCACCTGTTGGACCAGTAATACCTTGAACACCAGTGGCACCAGTAGGGCCGTCAATACCTGTGGCACCGGTGGGACCAGTGGGTCCATCTACGCCCGTTACACCTTGAATACCTGTGGCACCTGTGGGACCAATGGGGCCTGTAGCGCCGGTAACTCCAGTGACACCTGTAGGACCAGCTACGCCTGTGGGACCGGTAATACCTTGAATACCAGTTGCGCCTTGTGGACCAGTGACACCTTGTATGCCGCTCGCACCTGTAGGGCCACTTGGACCTGTGGGGCCTGTAGTACCAGAGGGACCAATAGGACCGGTGGGGCCGCCACTAGGGCCAGTGGGACCTGTCGGGCCAATCATTGTATAGACCTTCGCCAGACCGGCGGAATCGTATACAACCCAATCTGCGTTCTCATTGAGGACCACAGATTCGCCAGCGAGAAGCAAACCAGTCCACACAGTGGTTGTTAATGCACCATCAGTGTGATTGATGGTAATACTGTTGCTTAAAGTTGGATGATCATTCTTGATAAAACAGGTTCTTAAGTTGCGCTGAATAGTGGAGGTTGTGGGACCAGCGACAATTGTAGTTGTTGTGGCAGTTGTGATATTGGTGTCAAGCCTACCGGCGGACACATTACCGCTGTTGTTATCTGCAAACGCAGCATGAACTTCAACATTCGTTGCCGCCGAAGTAACAATACGAACAGCATCCGACGTGGAAGTCAGCAGTAACATTTCAGCCTACCTACCGTAATAATCTATTTTAATCTATTTGCTTAAGTTGCGGGCATGCCGCCTTGAGAAGGAATGTACAGATTTCCTTCTTTGTCAAACATTGAGAAGCCTTGCATGCGAATAAAGGTCGACGGTACGTTAAACAGCTTCTGCATCATTGGCATCATCATTGGTGCCTGGCAGTTATACGGTGGAACGTCCATGTAAGAAACGGCGTGCCTGGCTAGTTCGACACTGATTCTTTCTTGGTTTTTTTCATTTGTGTCTACAAGTTGTTGTTCCCATTCAACTAGGCTGCCGTTACTTATTGGAACATCTGACGGCTCGGGCGGGAATACGCCCTCCTTAAAGCGCATTGCGTAAACATGTTTGCAATACCGAAATTCATCTAAGACTGGAGTCCACGTATCCGTCAAGGATACCAACTCATTTCCTACCGTGGAGTAGTCGGCGTAAGTTGGCAAGCCATCTGATTTTGCACCGGGTAATGCTGGATCTGTACCCCTTAAGTAAACAGAGCCAAAGTCTGTGAACAAACCAGGGCTATCCCTGGTCGTACCTTCTACTACCGACGAGTTTGGCGTAATAGTCGGTGGAACATTGTATTCTGGTGCAGGGGCAACAATCTGCATTCCACGATTTACATTACCTGGTGTCATTGCATTGTTGTTGACAAGACCATTGAGAGTAATGATTTCCTTGCGGCCAGGCTTCACGTTGCCGATGCTATTTCTAGGGAAGCACCTACGGTTGGAATCTTTTAGATTCATCATGAATGCATAATCTCGCCTTGTGAAATCTTGGCAAGAACAGCAGTAACGCGTGCCCGTCATGAAGAAACGCCCCACGTTTGGCGGCCTGGTAGCAGGAGTAACCAGTGCTCGATCTGGGGTTGCCTCAACGGAACCACGCTTGCGGAGTGTTAATACACCCGTGAATGGGTTAGTGTCTACCAGGATGGCCTGAATGTATCCGTAGCGTTTCTGTGTTAACGGATCAATAGTATCCCTGGTAATCGGCACGCCATTCTGAGTGATAATTCGATCTTCTAGGATCTCACCGTTAATTGCCTTGAGTCCTCCCGGTACTCCTGGGAGTGCAACGTATAGCGGAGGTGGTAATGGATTTTGCGTACTCCAATCACCGGCCAACTGGACATACCAATACTCATCATCTTCTGTTACGGAAGCAATCGAAGCAGTTCTTGTGGTTATGTAAAATTGCGGATCAAACCACTGACCGATGTTTTCATAGTTGTTGAATTGCGCGGCATGCCAATAGAACGGATTGGTAACGCGAGTGTTGCGTATGTTATCAAACCGTAGACTTCCTGCGACCCGGATCCCGGACCAGTGCATCCCAAACTCTTTGTTAACTGTTGGGAAACCTTTGAAGATACCAGGTAATACTGGTGGGTTAGAGCCAGGTGTTGATGTTGCTCCTTGTGGGATCGGTACTTGGTATAAGAATGGATATTCGTATGACGTGTCCGTTACTGATGCTGTGGCCAGCTCGTAGCCACGGCGCCAACGCGCCCAAGACGACTCCCGATCGAGAGCCGCAAAAGAGTTTGGGACGCTGCCCTGTGAAAACTCTGTTGTAATTGGTTTTACTTTTGGCGGTTCAAAAGCTCGTTGCTTGCTGAAACCGTCAAACGAACCACCAAATTTTTTTGGCATTGATTAGAAGAAGCCACCTTGCGCAGCAACGTGCACACCTGGGATGTAACCAGAACTATTGGGACCATCCGGGAACACGCCAACGTAAACACGGTCGCCACGCTCAAGGTAAATTCCTTTGTTACGTAGTGGAGCTGTAGTACCAAGGCCGTTGGTATTACCTGCGCTCACACTGGGAACTGCCAGTTGTGGCATCACATCCGAACAGTCAACCACACCGCTGTTTGCAGGGATTGTTTTGGCGAATAAAACTTTGTAGTCACCAGAGCCAGGGATTGGTGTTGTTGTGCCACGTGTCTGGTAAAACACAAAGGTAGCAGCAGGTTGATTGCCGTATGCAATACCGTTGTACAAGAAACCAGACGTAGTGCCGCCCGAATAATTCAATGCACTGTTGACGCCTGTCAGCGTGCCAGAACCGGTGTATGTGTAATAGCCGTAACCACTGTATGGTGCGCCAGCACCAGTGAGGGAACCTGTGGCGGATACAAAAACAATCTGTCCGCTAACCAGGGAGACTGGTGTTCCTGACGTTGTGGAATTTACTGTATAGTCGGGGCCGCGATAAAAGTCGTTACGTGTGATCGTGATGGAATCAATGACACCGCCACTGTTATTGTCTTCGCTCAGTGACGCATCCATGTCTACCAGGATGGAAGGCGCTTGGCCACCTTGTACAAACAAAGTATTACTTGCTGCACTGCCAACGGTTTGCGTTGTGACACGCACCGAATCAAATAAGGGCCTATCAACCAACAGTGGCTGCTTGTTTGTCGAGGATGACGCCAATTTTCTAGTACCGCTTTTTGTTAATTATAACGTCAACCACCCATGCCTGACATCGCCATAAAGGCTTGGAAATTTGCAGGTAATTTCATCTTGGATTCAACCAAGGCATTGGGATTGTTTTGCAATGCAAGGAAACGACCGAACAGATTACCGTCTTCCGCTGGTTGAAATTTAAATTTCCGAGCGGCTAGATAATCTGTTTCGGCTTGTGGTTCTGAGAGGAAGCTATCGCCAATCCCAACTTTCAAGGCTTCGCTTGGAAGGTAATCGTACTCAGAGTATTTGTAAAAACGAGACATTGTGATTACCCAAGGAAGCCAAAGGGATTAAGCAAATTAGGAAGCATTGAACCAAGTACTTCTGCTACCAATTGATTGGCAGTAGCGTTCCTCTGTTCTAATACTGGTTTCTGCATTCCAGAAAATGCAGACCCCAAGATGCTTTCAACAGACAACTTATTACTTGCTCCGGTGGTCGCCGGGGCAAGCGAAGGAGTAGAAGGAACTTGTTTCATTCCTTCTTCATAAAACTTCTGAATGTCTGTTTGTTTTTTGACCGGCTGCCCGTAGTAACTAGCGCCTCCCATCGTGGGGAAAGACGCCCACTCTGGGGCCAATCTTGCTTGAATTTGCGGACTCATGCCTTGTTTTGAAAGGGCGGCTAAACCGCCAACAGGCATCAGACGGTTTCTTGCCAAATAAGCAAGGGCACGATCTTGGTTTTGGGGAGAAAAGTCACTTAGTCCCAAGGCTTTTTGTGCGCCTGCCCAAGTGTCTGGCATGAATTGACCAATTCCTGCAGCCGCACTTGAGTATCCACCTGAACGAATGACTTTATCCGGATGTTTACTGTAGTCATTAAAACGCCCACCGCCAAACATGACGTTATAATCTGAACCCTCTGCTCGTTTAATGGCATTTTTTAAGCCAGCAAACTGCTGAGGATTAGACCGCATCCATTGATCAATTAGTTCGCGTGTGGATGACATACTATTAGCTTTCGGCTCCTACCCAATTTGAACTTGCTCTGAGACCAGGGATAAATACTGTTTGAAGAACCAGTGTTGATGCCAGGTAGGTCAGGGTTCGTTTAACAAATTTTGGGCAGAGAATCATGGGTTTAAAGCAACTACACTGGCCCCCGTGAATCAAAAGATTCGTGTCCAGTCGGCTGGGCTTACATGCTTTGCAATGCCAGGGTATTACTTTTGTGTAGTGAAAATGGAGTCCTTAAACATCTCCAGGAGTCTTTGGGCCTCTGGCCCCTTAGGGTCAAACTTATCAACAGCGGACCCAATTGGTTGGATGCCTGTTGCGCCTGCGTATGAGGCAGTGGGCATTTCTGAGGGGAAGCCTAGGGGGGCGCTCTGAAGTGTGGGGCCCTGACTAAAACCTGCATAAGGAGCTGCAGAGGCACCAGCAAAGGCATTCCTGGGCACAGTGGAAAGACCTAATCCTTGGGCCACCTTGCCAGCATCATAAGAAGCAGGAGAAATAGGGGGCGTAGTTCCAAGGGGGGAGCTGGTGTCAAACGGTAAGTTCAACGGTGAACCCATCTGACCTGCGCCAAGTGTGCGTTGGATGGCATCGTAACCAGCCTGACCGGGCTTAACGCGTGACGCAAGATCTCCTGGTTTGTTATATTTTTTTGCCCAAATCTGCATCCCAAGATCTTCTGCAGATTGTTCGGCAGCAGAACCAGGGCCTGCAAGTTTTGCCTGTTCGCGAGCGTATTCGTAACGCTGAAGTTCAGGGTCTTGCGCGGTTAGTTGGGCAACACGAGAAACTTTCTGTTGATAATCACGTTCTGCTGCGGGAGAACCAACTTGTTGGCCAGGAAAACCTGCGCCCGGCCTAAAGGCTTCTGCTGCAGCTCCTGCACGCAATTCCGACTCCTTATAGCCAGGGCCAAAATCACGAAGTCCAGTACGAAGTCCAGCTCGAGCATCTAAAACCCTATTCATTGCAACAGCTCTTGGGTCTGAACCCACGTAGCGGCGTTCTTGCCCTGGAACTGCAAATTGATTTTCAACACTTGTTCCAAGATTTTGCAAGGCCGTAATTATATTATCTTTCGGATTGAATACCTCTTTCCCTGCAACTACTAAAGCCGGTAGTGCTGCTGCGCGACTGGCTAAATTTGCCAAAGTGACTCCTGCAGTACCGGTAGCGGCAATGCCAGTCGCAAGATTGCGCCCCATTAAAGGTTTAGCAGAAGAAACAATGCCTGCACGACGATCAAGACCGCTTCGTGCGGCGGCGCGTATATCTCGCGGAACCAAGCGCAATGCGTCTACTACATTCTTTTGAAGGCCTCGTTCAAAACCGCGTAAAAAATCAGGCATGATTACCTCCAAACCTCATGTAAATAAATACGGGTGCCCACGGAAACATCAGCAGGTCCAGGTAATGCCTGGATGAATTCAGCGCCAGAGCGTTCGTAACGGTATCTGGCCTGGAACGGATCCTTGTAGTTTGGAACGTAAAGGATGCCGGCTAAACGGTTTGTTTCGTAGAGATAAATCTCATCCCAAACCTTTAAGGCTTCTTTAGCATTGCTGGATCTAATGGTACGATCAACGTCACCAGCAATGCTTTCGAGGCGCGTAGAAGGAGAAGTAGCAACTTCAGTTTTCTTTTCAGCTGTGTCACAACGACCCAGCTGAATAGCGAGCTTGTCGTAGAAATACGAATCCGGCACGGTGTTCATTGCTTCTTCCAGGCGGGCGTAATCACCAGCCGGAACAGAAACAGTAAAGTAACCGAGGTGGTAACGAACTCTACTTTTGTCGTAGTCGCTTAACTGCACTTCTACGTGTCGTTGTCTTTCAATTATAAAAGCAAGTAATCAACCAAACAGGCCATTGAGGTAATCTGATGTGGCGCTGGATTGACCCATAAGTAACGGATCGTTTGTTCTGTAAGAATCCAGGAATCCCATGGGGTTGAGTGCTTGTGAAATTAAACCTCCAACCAACTGTTCTTTAAGTGTGTCTTGTATTGTTTTCTTGGGTTTTTCTGGTTCTTTACCCTGCAACTGAGCGCCGTACATAAACGCTTTAATGATGTCTTCAGCGCGAGAATCTGTGCCCCCTTGTGGTTGAGTCGGTGCTGCAGTTGGTGCAGTGGATGCAATAGCCCCGGCCTTGCCAAGGGACTTCATGTGTCCGAAACCAAGTTCGTATTTGTTATCCCCTGTGGTAAATGCTGCCAGGTTGCCATAACCACCTTGATTAGCAAGGGGTTTGTATGTACCAGAGCCTTCGAAATAAACCGGAGTTCCTTCTGGAAGAGCCCAATCTTCCCCCCGGTGAAACGAACTAGCTCCCTTGGTTGGAGCACTGCGCGGACCATACTTGGAAGTCAGGCTGATCCCGGCTTGTGGATTGAAATCATATTTGCCTTCTTTGTTTTTAATCAGTGCTGGTACTCTTTGCTCGCCAATGCGAACGCCAGCTAAAGCAGAACGAATAGTAGAAGGATCAATATATTGACCAGTCGAAAGATCTTTCACATAAACATGCTTATGTGGGCCGGTTGACACCCCGGTAGAACCCACCTGTCCTAAGTATGTTATGCCTGCCATGGTATCGTTTTATTCTTCATTGTAAGATTAAAAAACCCCTGGTTTCCCAGGGGCTTGGTGGAGATAGTTATACGCGAATTAAATCAGCAGCAAGTACGGACTCCCAATCAACACGTTTGATTTGCTTCAGCTGTTCAAGATTATTGAATCTTTCACCCGACAGAGACATCTGAAGATCTTTAATCTCACGTGCTGTTTTAAGGCCAATTCCCTTAATGTGATCCGCAAGCATTTGTGCGGTAGCGGAATTGACATTTAAACGGTGATCAGGGGGGAAATCCCGTGGGTCCTCTTTGGCTGCTTTATCTTTGACTTGAAGAGTTTTTACCTTTTTGGTAGCCTCTTCATCTGGGATAAGTTCAGAGTTGTAAGCGGTGTAAAGGCGACCGTCCTGATCTTCGACCATGAACCAATCGCCATTATCAAACTCACTAACAACTTTGACGCGAGCGCCAGTTTTTTTGTGCTGGTAAAGCATAAGGACCAGATGTTAATTCTGGTCCTAGTTTAGCTTATTCAGCTAACAGTGCGGCCAAGCAGGTAAGCTTCGATGTCTTCGTAGCCAGGGGCAATGTCAGGCTGGACGTAGCAGGTTTCCACAACCAGGTAACCAACACGACCGGCGGCGGCGTCACCGCTGGAGATGTAGAAACCACCGGAAGTTGTGGTGGAGTTTGCAGTTTCCTTAGCAAACACGCGCATCGTGGTCGAGGCAGTAACCTGGTAGTTCACCACGGAACCAGAGACACCAGCGGCGCCACTAGCGGTCAGGAAGGCGTTGGTGCCATAACCGGCAGTGCCGCCAGCGAAGTAGATTTCGCCAGCTTGGAGGCCGGAAACAGTGGAAGTCAGGTTGGCTTGAATCACGCCTTCACCCACGCCAGAAGCGGCAACAGGTGAACCGCCGTTGCTACGACCGAACGAAATGACGTTACCGGTAGCGGCATACACACCAGAGGCAACACGGCCATCACCCCAACCAGAGGCAACCGAAATAGCGGTGCGGTACACGTAAGCAGGCAGTGTGCTGCTGCCAGAGATCACCATGCCCGTGATGTCGGGACGAGTGTCATCCTGACGATAGGGCGAGGGAACGATCACAGCAGCGGAGTTGACGCTACCAGCACCAGAGGTGGTTGTCACTGCGACATAACCACGCTGCTGGAAATAACGGTAACCAGGCAGAGCAAGGACCGAGGTGGGGCCACCAAGGGAGCTGTCGAGAGCAGTACCGCCTTCTACAACAGAGTCAATGTTCTTGTACCAGCCGTTCAGGGGTTCTGCCCAGTTGCCTGGGAAGATTTTTTTAGCGGACAAATAGGTCATTTATTTTTCCTTTTGTTAGTTGTTTACGTTATTGATCAGATGTTACCGTCATCTTGCACGAAGCTGAACGCGGTGGTCACGAAGTCCTTGTTCAGGATTTCAAAACCGGCGTACAGTTGCCAAATAAGAATGATGAAACGGCTGAAATCGTCGTTGTTGTTGATCAGAACTTGAGCGTTCGGACCACCGATACCAACGCCAATCGCTTGAGGACCAAAGAAGTAACCTTGAGCGGCTTCTTTCACGTTATAGGTAGAACCACCGTCAAAGGAAGTGCTGATGCTCTTGATCGGGAAGTTGGTGGATTCGAAGAACTTAACGCCTTCAAACTGCACACCAGTAGGCATGACAGGTTCGCCAGCCAGGAAGTAGGCTTGACCGGCCTGGGGGCCTTGGTAGAAGCTGGCGTTGTTAGGCAGCATGGGGTTGCCCATGTACATGCCTTGACCAGGATTACCAGCGTAACGAGCGATCTCACGGAAGTCAGGGTCACGACGCAGGTGCATCATGAAGGTGGGATCGCAAATACAACGATACAGACCATCGGCATAGGTCGGAACGTTGCGCTTGCGCAGGTCCTTAACAACGGTCAGCAGGTCGGTACGCACCTGGAACTGCTGCAGGTCAGCGGTGTATTCAGTACCAGTGTAGGAGATACGACCGGAAGAATCCTTAACCTTGTTACCAGCGAAGTAGTAACCACCTTGAGTTGTGGAAGCAGCACCGTTGGCTTCGGCTTTGGCGAGTTCATCAATGAACACGCGGTCACGCCACCGGCGATAGTCGTCAAGCAGCGTCAGGCTGCCGATCGACTGGTGGAACATATTCAGGTTGCCGGTATCCAGCAGCATGCGCTGAGCGGTAACCAGTGTTTCGCGAGCAATCTTGAATGTGCTGGGCTGAGTCGGGTCGCCCGGATCCGCAGGACCAGTGTACTCCTTAAGCACCACCAGAACTTTCTCTTTGGTGATGTTACGGCTGTTAGCGGTACCGATCGTTTGGTCAGCAATACGCTCACGGCTGTCCTTAGTACCAGGGGTACCCCAGAACTTGTACCGGTCTAACTGAACGGTTTGACCAGGCTGACGTGTGAAGTCGTGGACAACCACGGGCTCCACAGCCATCTCAGCGATGTACGCAGGGTGGGGACGATAAAGTTCCGCACCTAAAATCTTTGGAAAGTCGTTATCAATAAACACTTTGTTTTATCCTCCAGTGTCGCAGGAAGTGTGTTGTCAGGTGAAAGATTCAGACATGATTATGTCTTATCTAACACAAATTTTAGCAGCCCGTAATTTATTTAATTACATGTACTGCATCGTTGGCGCTTTGTATCGTGCGCCAGGGGAATTACTGGATCCATAGGACTCAGGATCAACTGGCCCACCTTGCTGGAAGCCAGGAATTCCAACAAGATCACCGGCATTGGCAATACCGCCACCAACAAGGCCGCCAAGTCCTCCTGCCATGGTTAAACCAATAGGAATTCCGGCCGTATTCACAAGTGCTTGAGATCCTCGAAGCGTAGTTTTGAATTGATCTCTCACTTTGGAGGGATCAGCGCCTGCCGCAGCTGCTCCTCGAAGCATGTCACGAATAGCCTCCGAATTTTTAATTTCATTGGCAGACATCTTTGCTTTACGGGCTTGCGATCCAGGGTTTTCCATTACAACAGCACCAAGATTACGCATTGTTGTTGTAGCACGATTACGTAAACCAGGAATCTGTGTGCCAAGTAAGGCACCGGCTGCGCCAGCTCCCAGGGCTTCCATTCCCAAGCGGCCAGGGGCCTCTTCTTGAGCTTGTCCAGTAACAACGTTACCTAACGTAGCAAGGCCAGCGGCACCGAGGCCGCCAGCCACTGCAGACATTCCTGGATTTCCGCTAATTACTTTTGCATACTTACCAGCTAGATTAAGCATTTCATTCCATCACAAACAATTTATTTGCAACAGTTTGAGGCTGAGCTTGGTTCAGGACGCGCCAAGCGTTCTGGGGATCGCGATTCATCATCTCGCCAAAAGTGCCCCAGAAATTCTCAGGTGCTTGCGGAGCAGCAGCTGTTGGGGGAGCAGGGAAGTTACCAGCTTGGAACTGACCAATCGACTGAGTCGGATAACCGCGTGTCTCAAGTTCCTGTTCGTTTTCGTACACAGGGTACGGACCTTCAGGACCAAAGAACTTAAGCGTGTAATCGCTCAGGACATCGGGATTGGTAAGGATCTCGTTGTAGGCAAGATTCTCTTGATGCTCGTTAATGGCGAAATCAGCGTAACCCTTGATGGTATCAGCGGCGCGGTTTCCCCACGCGACGGCGCTGTCCAGCATTTGCTCCAGGTTTAGAGCGTAGTTGTTCAGCACTGCCGGAGCTTCGATCCCGAACGCGTCCATCACGTACCGACTGTCCTGGCTCATTCCCAGGAGGTCCGCCATTTGAATTGCCGCCTCCTGCAAAGATTGATTGGAGGAGGTTGGGGAATAGCTGGGCGAGTATGCCTGGTTGGGAGACCAAGTCTGCGGAGCCGATTGTTGCGTAGCTTGGCTGCTGTACTGTCCGTAATTGGCCGGGGTATACGCCGTCGTCGGCTGCGAGGGTTGACCCTGGAACGGGGATTGGACTGGTGCGCTCAGCAGATTCACCACCTTGTTGAACGCCGATTCCCAGGGATTCCCCGCCGAGTCCGCCGCCGGTTGGGATTGGGGGGCGTACTGAGTAGGGCTGGATTGGTAGCTGGGGGCTGCCTGAGGTACCGCTTGGGGGTAACTGGTACCCACCTGATACGCCACCGGAGCCGGAGCCTGGTAGCTGGCCGGAGCTGCTTGCGGTGCTGCCACCACGTAGCTGCTCGGCGCGACGGCCACTGGTGCTTGGCTCGTCTGTGGGATCGATTGGACGGTAGCGTCCTGCATAACTCATCTCCTTTTGTAAAGCTTCTAAAGTGCGATATAGATAGGGTGTTAAATCTAATCGCGGGTCCGCAGCCATCGGTAAATCCGGTGATTGCGGATGGGGAGTTTGCATCATTCCCCCCACAAGGCGAGCAAATTGAGAGTATGCACCCTGCAATTCATTCACCATTCTGAACGGAAACCCAGATAACATCTCGGCCCGTTCCTCATCCGTCTTGGACGGGAAGAGGTATTTCAGTGCCTCAATGCTATCAACACCTAACTCCTGTAAGTTGCGTACCACGATGGAGTTGTTCAGGATGTCTTGAGTGGAATCCTCATAAACAGGTCCAAGCCAACGCCACTGCATGGTCACATCGCCATCTGGAATCAAACCAGAAACACCGGGCGGAATCTGCTGCGTTTGGAGGCAAGCCATCATCAACTGCTTGACCTGATCATCAAATGCACCCATGGCATCGTTATAAGCTGCCAAGTCTTCCGCACTAGATTCTTCTGGGAGATCCAGGGGTTTTTCTAATCCTGCAGCAGCGGCAAGCGTTTCTTTGAACAGACGTTCTTCTTGGTAGATAATTAGCTCAAAACAACGGCAGATACCGTAAGTGTAAATGGCAATTGCCTTTTTCTTGGACGTGGCAGAAACACGACCAAACAATGACTTGTACTCAGTAGCAGTCACGCCTGCAGAAATTGACAGTTCGTCAACGCCGCCCAGGGCGGTGCGAATTTCTTCTCGGTACTGACGTGCAAAAGAATTCTGGTCGCCAGTGATGGCATCGGGAACAATGTAACCAACACGGTCGTTTGGTTCCAGGTTTGCAATGACGCGTGGAACTCGGATCTGTCCGTCAACACCACGGTGAATAGGATCAGCCTTGAATCGGGATTGACTCAGTCCACTGGGGCCACTAAACCCAGAGTTGGCTGCGATAGAAGGACGCTGAACAACGTTTTCACCACCGGCCTCCATCAGGTCAGTCTTGGGCCTGGAGGAAAGAAGCGTAGGGTTACCAAAGAACTGTACGTTCTTGCGCATGGTGCGAACCATTTCGTCATGCGTGCAGATGTGGTTGGCTAACGCTTCAAATTCACCGACACCTTCAGTGGAAAAACCCTTGACGTTATGGAAAATTTCTACGCAAGGAATAAAGCCCAGCGTATTTGTGAACGTTTTTGTTCTACCGAAATTTGCTTGGTAGTTGCTATCAAACGACAGCTCGCCTTCCGAGTGCGTTTCTTCAATCGTTTTGCGTTTGATTGAAAGGCGGATGTAACGCTTTGCGCCGCCCTGTCCCATGGTGGCCGGACCACTTAAACTCGCGGAATCAATGTCCTGCTGGTAACCAAACCCGTTCTTGACTTTGTAGCTGTAGATGATTACAACTTCATCAAGCTCGCCATCAATGTTGTAATAGCTACGATATTCGTGCTTGCGAAAGTAGTAAAGACGATAGTTGTTCTGAGTTGGACGGATGTAAAAAAGACCTTGCCCATCACAAAGTGAATAATCCCAGATTGAATCGAAGCGGATGTCGAGAGAGTTGTATTTGATTACACGGTCAATAAAGTCTTTGCGCTGATTGCCAAAGTTATCCTGCACAGGAAAAAACTCAACACCCTGGCGGATGCCGAATAATTTCATCTGCGCCAGGTGTGAAGCTACGACGCCAGTGTCAATCATTGACCCGCCGTCTTTTTCAAGATACGAGTCAATAATTTCCTTGAGTCTAGACTTAGCGTCGACAGCCATTAACTATTTTCCTTTTTCTTTGACTCAATCTTAGCAGCTTTTGCCTGCTTCTTAAGGTCTAACCATTTGCCAAAATACACCAGTTCGGCAGAGGAATAAAGCTCTGGATGATGTAGCGCTTGCTTTACAAGTTTTTTAGTTTTCATAGCGTTTCCTTACGAAACAAATTTGGATTGGAACCCGGCTGGCAACTGCTCAGCGTCAGCCACTCCCTGAAGATTGCCAACGGCACCGGGTAAATTGCTGGAACCAAACGCCGAAGGGAATTTTTTAAATTTTGCGCCGGGAGGGGTGTCGAAACTTGGGTTAACAGCAAGTAGGCCACCTTGGTTACCTGGGGCTCCAGGGACGTTAGATTCTCCACTAAGATTCATGTGACTATCCGGTTTTCCCTTATTCTAGTCCTCTAAAACTTCGTAACCAGACGCGTCATTTACCTTGGAAATTACGATACCTTCGCCGCGTACATCCCAATTTAAAACATCGCCTTCTAGCCAACCCAACTCTTCGATTACTTCGTCGGGCAAAATAATGTATTGATCTCCGTTTTCGTCCTCTTGTACTTCAAGAATGTAACTCATTTGGTCAAAAGCTTTTCCATCAGTTTATCAAGCTTATTATTGATCTCGCGGAAATTACTGTGCATTTCTTGAATTTCCCTTAAGAAGTCCACCTTAAGCACGTAGTCCAGTGGCATGCGGTTGACCTGGTCTTCCAAGAGATCCACCCTTCGGCTTTGTGAATTAAGTCTTTCACCCAGGCGGCTCATAAGCTTACTCATTGCCCAGGAGCCACCTGTCGCAGCTGAGATCACTGCCGTAAGAGCAATAGCTAAATATTCTGGTCCCACGAATCCAAGGTTTTTTAATATTCTAAGAGTCAGTAATCAAGGTGAAGCTGTCCTTTTCTTGCTAATCCAGTAACAAGCCAGACGAGAGCGTCGACACAATCGTCGTGACTACTTACGCCAAAGTTGGTAAGCTCTTCAAACATATTGGTGAAGTTACGAAAACGGTTGAAGATTATCTTGCGGTCCTCAAACATTCCCATAATGCCACGGAAGCGAGCCAACTTATCTGCCCTGAAACCTTTAACGGGATGCCAAATTAAATTGTAGAGACCTTCATTGTTTAAACAAACACGTTTGAAGTCCGCCTCCAGGGATGCCTGGTACTGTACGGCCTCACTCCAAATGTCGCACGTTGAATAGCTGGGGTAATACAAACCGCTTTGTTCGTCTTTGGCAATCACTGACCAATCATTCAACAACTCCTTGAGGGCATCAAGTTTTTCAAGGTTACCCATGACGCGAATCCGCCTGTAATCAATGATATGAATGCGGTCGCCAATGCGACCACCAAGAATCATAACCGTGTAATCGTTTTTCTCTTTAGTGCCAGCGGAGAGGTCAACCCCAACCCCAAGAGCGTCAAACTCCGTTGCAATTTCCGCTTTTACAATCAACTCCGGAGCCAACGAAAGTTCGTTCTGCCGGATGACTTGATTCATGTACTGGAACGAGAAAGCAATTGGTGCCTGCCGTTTTTTCTCCTTCAGGTAATCCAATGACCACATGTCTGGCCAATACGATTCCTCTTCACCAGTGATGGGATTGTTTTGAATTGCTGAAAGGATAATCTGTTGCCAGTTGTTTTGTTCGTTGAATGTTGTGGAGTGAATGTCATCGTGTCTGAAGCGGGTACCAAGGCAGATCGCTCGTGCACCTTCAAACATAGTGGGTGCAATCACAGCATTCCAGTTGTCCTGCATCTGTTTCCTGATGTCAGGGTTGGCAATATCTGCAGCTGACTTGATTGCGTCATCAATCATGACCAAGTGCGAACGCTTGGAAGTCACCGAACCCTTGAGGCCTGCTGCGCAAAGCGTAAACTGTTCGTCACCTGTTACGTCAATGCCAGCAAACTTGTGATCAATTGACCAGTACTCATTACTGGTGGCGTTCTTTAGAAGGCGAACTTTAGGGAAAACCTCTTGGTATCGCTTGCTTTCAATGATGCGTTTGATGGTGGAAGATTTGGAACGAGCGATGTCAACGGTGTAGGACAGATAAAGAATCTGCAGTGGCAACCCTGCGTGGGTATGGATGCCAATGGCCCACGCCGTAAGCAGACCCAACACTGTGGACTTAGCGGAGCCCCTGGGTGCCAGGAGATCCACATTGGGCCCAGCGATCTTAATTAGGCAACTGCTGTCCTCCTCTGTGACAAAGTGTCGATGCCAGTTGAGGTGATGAGCAGCCGGTGGTTTATCTGCTACGTATTCACAGAAGAAGCCAAAATCTTCCTGGGCTTTCTTCAGTGTTTCTGCGTTACGTGGCTTGCGTATTTGCTGTCTGCGTGCGGCGGCTTGAGCATTGCGGCGGTAAGCAAGATGCGTATAGCTTGGCACAGCAGTAATTCAGAGTATTACTGAATACTACCTTACTTTTTGTCTTCTTGTTTTTTGGCTTTTTGCTTTTGATACTTACGTGCTTTTTCTAAAGCAGCCTTACGCTTTTCCTTGTCCGACATCTCAGTGCCGTCTTCTTTCTTCGCATCTTTTTTCTTAAGGTGCGCAAGAAACTGCGGAGGAACTTTACCAGCCATTTAAATCAGTTATCTGTTAACAATGTTGTATTGCACCTCAATATTTTAAGGCAGTTATTCGTCAAGTTGCATCTTTGCCCACACACTCATGGTCGCTTCTTCCAGGGGGATCTCAATGGGATCATCCTTGAAAACGGATAGGAGTTCACGAATGGCACGATCAGCACCAGCCATTAACAGGCCCTTACGATCTTTCATGCCAGTGAATCGGTCAATTTGTTCGATATGACCACGAATTTCTTTTTGCATTGACGCAATGCGGGCAACACCTGCATCACGTTTAACATTGCCGTTCTCAACATCTTCACGGAGTTTGCGAACATCCTCCTGCATCTCGTCAATTTCATACAGAAGTTTTTGACGATGATCGGCCTTGGGGTAATTGTTTTGCACCCAAAGCTCACACGCAGTAATGCTACCTGTATACCGCAGGAACCGGGCATACAAGTAGACTTCGACTACGGAGTAGTTGTTGCTAGCGAAAGAGCAAAATGTTTCCTGAGTTGACGCATCAAGATTGTCAACCCAGGAATCAAATAGCTCAATATCGATAAGCTCGTTGGGCCTGCCCGTAATCCCGCTCTTCGTCGCGTTGCCTGAACTGCTGGCCTTGTTCGGCAGAGCTACGCTGTTCTTCTGCGCCCTTACCGATGGTTTCACGTTCTTGTTCACCAGCAGTCTCCATTTTTTTCTTGGAAAATTCGTAAGCCACACCAGCAGCCTGGCGGTACTTGTCTAGATCAAACCAGTCATCAACGTCTGTTTGACCAGTGGGTACACTGCTTGTCATGGCTTAGATAGTTTACAAGAAAAATCAGAAGTTGGACATCATCGATGCCAAGCCTTGAGTATAAATGTCACGACGACCCTCAAGAGACTTTTGGCGTTGCTGGCGACCTTTGGAACCTTCAAGCCGCTGAAGAAGCTGCTCAAATTTATTGATATCGAAATAGTCGTCAGTTGTAGGTTGGCCAGTGGGAGTAGCAGACATTTTTTAGTACCTAATCAGAAGTTAGACATCATCGATGCCAGGCCTTGGGCGTAGATGTCACGACGGCCTTCAAGGGATTTTTGACGCTGTTGACGACCCTTGGAACCTTCGAGTCGCTGAAGCAGCTGTTCAAATTTATTGATATCAAAATAGTCATCGCCCGTGGGCTGACTATCGGGTGTAGCAGACATCTAAATATCTTGCGGACTAAAACGATTATAACAAGGGTAATTCAACTGGAAATGGATTAACTCCAGAAACCAGAAACAAGGTTTGACGCCACATTACCAAAGGAACTGATCTTGGCAACTTCCTTGGAGCCTTCATTTTTCAACTTCTGGGTTTCTTTGTCGATCTCCCCTTGGAGGTTGGTCAGCCCAGCGCTGTAAAGATACTTGCGGGTGTCACGTACGTTTTGCAGGCTCTCTTCAATTTCACTGGGAGTTCCGGTGAAGCTATCAGCAAAGTTCGGCAGCTGGACCCCAGCCCTTGCTTTAGTTGTGTCTGCGTAGCTGGGGAGAAGATTCTTGTCAAAGTTGAAGGTATATTGTCCTGTTTTCTTGCCAGCAGCGTCAGTCGCCTGCTTGCCATACATTGTTTTGTAGTAGTTCCCAAGATAACTGGTCTCAAATTTTTCTTGATACTCAGGACTCTTTGCAAGAGAATCTTTAAGGTCTTGGACGGTACTGTAGTAGCCTTGCCCAAATCGTTCCAGGGCCTTTGATTTTTCTTCTTCAGTAGCTTGGCGCCCAAGAGTTTCTTCGTATGCAGACGCAATATTTGTAGCTCGGCGACCAGGGAGCAGTTCTTTTGTGTAGATATCCGTTAGTTCAGTTACATCTTGCTCCGGAGGAGCAAGATTGTACTTGGTTGCGTAATCACGCAATTGTGATTGTGCGTCAGTAAATCCAATTAAACCTTGACGCAACTGTGATTGAACGCCAAAACGAAAACCAGAGTATGCAGCGGCGCCGCTCGCTTTACGTGTTGCCTCTGCATCGTCACGTTCTTTCTTTTCAGCTGCCGCACGATCATCGGCCGCTTTTTCACGAGACTGCTGATACTCCAGATAACGCTGAAAAGAGTCATCCTTCTGTACCGGAGGAGGATTGTACTCAACTCGTGTGCCGCCGCCGCCCATGATTTATCTCCTATGTGAAAGGTCTTGTGAAAGCAGTTTGTCCAAATGTTAAGGCAAGTGGACTAAATGCTGCCTTGCTACCTTCGCTACGTTTTTCATTCAAATAGTTTTCAAAATTAAATTCTTTTGCTTCAGGACTAATGCCCAGGCTTTGATAACGTTTTGCTTTGTCATAAGCCAAGCCAATATCCTTTGGTGCAAATACATCACGCTTTGCTTTTTCAGCAGTCAATTGTCTTCCAAAATCCAGATCAGCGCCCCAGGCCAAAGAAGCAAGACGAGATGCCGTATTTTCTCCCGCTTGAGAGAATAACGACATAAGTTGATTTGCCCCACTTTGTTGAGTGGCAAAAGTAGAGGCGCCCAGCTGCGCTTCAATTGCACTTTTTTGAAACTCCCGCTGACGACCAGCTTCCAGTAAGTTAAAAGGAAGCGTGAAAGCTGAGATTGCGGCACCGGGAAGACCTTGGCCGAAACCCCCCATAAAAGCTTTGGTAAAATCCCCGCCAGCCATTGCTTACCTTCTTATACGTAATATTTTACAACGCCTAATTAACCAAAGTAATTACGAGCCGGAAGACCAACTCCCGCAGCTTGCGGTAATGTAATTGGGCGAATGTTTTGGGGAGAGGCAATATTGGCAATATTGCCCACAACTTCTTGGGTTGCGGACCAAGGCATTGGGCTAAATGCACCTGCAATTTCACGCGGAAGTTGCCTTAGTTGATCACGAATTTCTTTTTCTTTCGCCAGTTTATTTATGAACTCATAGTTTTGTCTTTGCATCTCCAAAGATTCTTTTGTTTCTTGCTTTCGCAATTCAGAAGCCTCTCGCGTTCTTTGGGGCGAAGGGCCTAGGCCAACAAAACCCATTAAAGTTGCAATGCCGTTTTGGTCGTTTGCCGCATTTTTTACAAGCTCTTGGAAACGCTGCTCCCAAAGTTTTTGAGAATCACTAGGGTTTAGAGCAGAACTAACCGCAGCAGGATCTACAAGAGGTGCAGTATTTGAAAGCGCAGCTTGATTCCAACCCAAGCGATTAGCCGTGGAGGGATCAAAACTACCAGCAAGATTAAAAGCGGCCATTATGCGTTACCAAAACTAATGCTAGGGGCGGGCAACATTGCCGCGTTGTACGGACTGTTGGCAGCCATAGTCCGCGCCAAGGCGCCAGATTCAGCCATACTGCGATCAGCAAGCTGGAACATGCCTGCCATGCGTCCCAGGCGTTGATGAATTGATCCTTGTGTATTTAACAACTGTTGTTGAATAGTACCCTCACGGCGTTGCTGATCTGCAATAAGAGGTGCCAGACCTTTTGCTTGGTTTAAATACGCATCAGTCTGAAGTTGATTAATTGCTCTGGCTTCAGCAATGCTTTGTTGAAGTTGAATATTGCTACGTTGTTGCTCAAGGGCAAGTGATGCGTTTGCGTCTTTAAGTTGCTCTTGTCGTTGATAAGCGGATTCAGCGCGGCGCTTTGCACGTTCACCAATATTTACAGAACCAACAATAGGAAGATTCAAAGACAAGTCTTGAAGCCCACTGCCTAAACCAAATATACCTCCTCCTCCACCGGCGGCGGCGTTTGTAACACCTTGTGCAGCCTGAGAAGCACCACCCATAAGACTTTGAACGCCGCCTGCCGCAGCTTTTTGCGCTTGATAACCAACAACGGCAGGAGCTGCAAAACGCAAGCCCATGCCTAAAGCTTTCAATACAGGAGGACCCTGCATCATTGATGATGTTAAAGCGTTAGTTGCCATATTGGCAACTTGACCTGCAGCGAGACCAATCGGAGCACTAATGACTCCTGCAACAGGATCTTGAGTAAATGTCTCAAGTGCGCCCAAGCCAGCAGACAACTTGCCGCCACCGGCACCACGATATTGGCCTTGTTGATTTTTAAATACGCCACCCGGTTTAAGTGCTTCTTCACGAGCGTTTTTGTAAACATCACCCACGCCGGAGCGTACATCATTGAAAAAAACATTAAAACGACTTGATTTATCTGTGCCGCCATCAACAAGCCGCACGTTTCCTCTCGCATCTATTTCAACCGGCTGATTGTTTTCGTTATAAAGCGCCATTTACTGAGCGTGTATCTTTATTTGTTTAAATTCTATCAGCACTTGCGCTAAGACATTGGAAGCTGAGAATCCAACTGTTTAGCGGCCAGGGCCTGATTGGTAAGTACACCGGCTATGGCTCCAGCAGCGGCCCCTGCTAGGCCTCCTGTGACGCCACGGAGGGTCATATTGCGTGGCATTTGGGTAGACGCAACAGCGGTCGCTTTCTCGCTCAGAAGTTCAAGTTGCTTGGCTTGCGGTGGTCTAGGGGCAGTTGCCATGCCAAGCTTCGCACCAACAACACCACCAACTGCGGTTGTAACAGTTGGAATAGAAACCGGATAACCAAAAACACGTGCTTCTGGCACACCTTGTAGATTCTCAGAAGTAACTTTTACTGAGCCAAGGAATGCCGGATCGTTATACATAAACTTCATGTAGTTTGTGTAACGTTCTTTTGTTAAGCCTGGAACTTCTTCTCTTGCTTTATCAAATGCAAGTGGCCGCCCCTGGCGACCCAACATAAAACGTTCGAATAATTCCGTAGCGGGATCCAGGGATTTGGTTGGATCGTCTGGGTTTGGTACGTTTTGCTTGTAACCTTGCGGACGACCTAACTCAGAAATGTTAGTAGGATCATACGCACCGCTGAGCGCAAAAGCAGGTGTAACAAAAGAACCAACAATGGCGGCACGTTGGTAGCGATTTAATTGATCTTTTGGATCTATTAATGCGGCACTTGCCTTATCAACTAATGCAATTGGATGGTTTACGCTCCACCAAAGGCTTCTTGTTTCCTGGTTTGCAACATCTCCCAACACACGTGCGGTATAGGCGCCAAGGAAAGCTGCTGGCGTTTCTTTTGCTGTAATTTGCGAATCACGTATCAGCTTTTTAAAATCTTTGTCAACAACTGTGGATTGACCATAGCGTTGTGGCGCAGTTTGCTTCATGGCCCTAAGGCCAGTCTTCCAACCAGAAACAAAACCTTGATTTGGAGGTTGAAACATGTCAGGTATTGTTTAGCAGTGCCAGGGTTTCAGGTGGAAGAGTGAGGCCGGGGTAGTGAAAACCTTGCGGCAAACCTTGCATTTGGTATTGAGTACCACGAGCAAGCGCCTGACGATCAAGATTATTCACCTGTTGGCGTTGAACGTTTTGTTGATAAACCTGTTGTTCTTGTGAAATATTGGTTGGCTGTACTGTTTGCGCCTGGTTGTAAAGAGCACCTTGCGTTACAAAGTCAACAAGGGGCATTGAACCCAGGGATGCCGTTAAGTTAACCGCATTCTCCACCGCAGAAGGACTATATCCAAGTTCCTTGGTAATTGTCTGTCCAGTTTTTGTTTTAATGGTTGCCATGCCACCAGGAGTACCTGGAAAGAACTTCCGTGCCAGTCCAACCAACGGATAGTTCAACAGAAAATCACCCGCCGCGTATGCAGCACCGGCTGCAGGGCCTTGCATTAAAGTGCCGACAGCAAGGTTCATTGCTGCGCCAGGGATGGCCGCTTGGGCAGCCTGGCGAGATGTGGCGCTGCCAATAAGTTTTCCCAGTCCGGACAGCATTATGTTTAAACCTTATCTAACTATTTTACGCTTATGTATTTAAGGTTTTGCCTGGAGACGTATTGGTTTCTACCGATTCTTTATTTGCAGTATCTTCGCCTTCTTTTTCTTCCTCCTTGACCGGCATTGATTTCATAACGCCTTTACGGTCAAGGAGTTGAGCGATTGATGGTTTATCCTCAACCTCGTTTTCCGCACGTTTCTCTGCCATTGCCATTAAGTATCCATTTGGATCCGGATTACGCATCCGTGGCATTGGATTCTTAGCGACCTTACTTGGATTTAATGTTGGACTAAGTTTGTATGCTTCAATCCATTGAGGATTAAAATCAGGTTGGTCCTGGGGGCGCTGCGCAGTTTTTGGTCGACCTTCTTCAAAATCGTAAGCAGTAGGACGATCAAACGTCCCTAGGCCAAACATGTCATATGCTTCGGTTACTTCGCTGTTGTCATCAAAGAATGGTGTATTACCAACAAAGTCCAGATCCGGGTTTAAGGTAATCTTACGCGTCATGGCGCGACGCATTAAATCTTGTTGACCAAACCTTGATGGGTTCCAGGGATACTGACCGGTCTCCGCTTCGGAGCGAAACAAGTCGTCGAAATTTAATCGTTTGGCGATTTCACCACGGCGATTAAATGGGTTTTGAATGTAACGACCTAGATCAAGCCTGTGATCTTTTGCCATCAGCCCTCAGATTTCTTCTGGTCTTTTTTCTTCTTTAATCCTACCAACGTTTGGCGAAGCCGTGCTTGCTTAACTGTTTTCTCATCGTACTTATCCGGATTGGAAAGAACATTCTCCTGGAGCTGAGCAGAAGTAATACCCTTCTTTTTGGCTTTAGCTGTGAAGGCGCCTTCCTTGATGTCAGCGCCTTGGATCCACTTTTTATCTTTCTTTTTTTCAGCCATGATTAACGACGTAAAGCGGCACGCATTAACTGTTGAATCATCCCTTCAGATGGCGTTTGATAAGGACGAAGGGAGTTTTGTCCTACTCCTTTGAGTTTAACACCTTGAATAGAAGCGGGACCTTCCATACGCTGCGAAGCAGCTGAGATGTAGTTGCCAATGTGACGAGCAACGGCATCATTGCGTGCTTGTACCGGATCAATTGCTTCTGGAATTACGGAAGGACGGCGAGCATATCCGGCCATTTCCGTATTTTGTGTCATACCAATATCAGGTTGACGTGGACCTTGTAAAGAAGGTGCTTGAGGTCCATACAAACGTTCTGGAGGAGCAGCTGTTGGAACGTTCCGTTCTGGGTTCGTTTGATTAAGTTTTGTTGGATTGGGTTGTAATCCTTTTTTATAAGCAGCTTCAGCCATTAGACGATTACCAAGTTCTTGAAGTTGTGAGCCACTTGTACCATAGCGACTAATTGTTTCCGATTCACTGAGGTTAGCTCCTTCAGTACCAAGGCCAGCTGCAATTGCTCCCAAACCGCCACCTAGCTGTAACCCACCCCTAACTACGCGACCTCCTGGTGTTTGCAATGCAACAGAAGTAAACAAAGTACGTGCTGTTTCTTGTTGACCAGATGTTTTCGGAAGATTGACACGACCTTCGCCACGGGGATAGTTACCAGTAAGCACCTCAGAAGCAGGCCCAGCTGCATATCTGGCTGCGCCCGTAAAGGATCCACCTGGGGTGCTAATTGGTTGCCGCGTACGTTCAGTTGCGCCTTCATAAGAAAAACCAACGTTATCTGATCTTTCTTGCGGTAAACCTTGGGCTCGTTCTGCCTGTTCTTGTGAGGCTAGTGTTTGATAAGGCCCAGCAACAACTTCTCCTTCAGATGAAAGCGGGCGACCAATTAAATTGGAAATAGCAAACGCGTCTTGATTTTCATTTTTAAGGGTTTCAACTAAACGTTTTTCTGGATAAGAAACTTTGTTCTTGTTGATGGAATAAACAACATTACCATCAATGTTTTGTACAGTAGCTCCTTGATTGAGTAAAGTTCTTAATTGACTTGTAAGGGCTCCACCAAGTCTCGGTGAAATGCGCTCATAGGTACTTGTTGAAACTCCTAAGTCTGTGCCTGTTGACATGACATCAGGCTTGGGAATACCAACGTCACGACTGCTTGTTGTCAACACCCTGGGGCTGGGACCTTGCTCATCAATGTCAGGCAAATAATCAGATAAGTTTTTCAAAGGTACACCAGCTTGTGAAAGCATTCGACGTGCTTGGATAATATTCTCTGCACGATTACCTTCTGAGCCTGGAGACAAAGGACCGGTATATGGTAATTTTTGACCTTCCACTGAAGTTAAGAAACCATATTCTTTCCCTTCATACTGTGAACCAGACAACATACGAATAAATTCGTTGCGTGCCTCATCATATTTGTCAAAAGGTTCACGTGTCATCACAGGCACGTTATATGCACTATGTGTGTCAAGAAGTAGTTTATTAACGTCTTCGTTTAACGCTGTGTAATTCTTGCCATGAAAATCCTTTAAATTACGAACGGCCTCTTGTAGTGTTACAGACTCTATTTTTTCGCGTCCTGTTTCATCAATATTTTTACGTACCCCGACAGGAGCGGTTAAATCAATAGAGAAATTAACAAGACGAACAGTATCTTTGCCTGTAGCTTTATCTTTTACAGTAACTGCTTTTTGCAGAGGGACCAAGGCTGTACGCGTTACCTTGGCTTTACCTTTGATGAAGTCACCAGAAAGAGAAGGTAAATTTACATCTGCTTCCGTATCGTAACTTAACGGCATAACGTCAATTGTTGTAGCACTTCCTTCGCCTTTAAACCTCAATACATTACCTGATGCAAAGGAAGGATCTTGCGCTAAACGAGACAAGGTTGTTTCACCAACAGAAGCAAATGGACCACTTTTGCCCTGTGCTCCAAAAAGAACTCCTTTAGGATTAAGGACAGGTACAGGAGCGGAAGATGCCTCTGAAGTTGTTCCGGTTTTTCCTCTGTATACTGAAACCTCACCCAAGGTCCCTGTTTTTGGTTCTTTGTATACTGTGATGTACTGAGGAATGTCACCAACTGTTTCTGCATAAATATCCTGTAAAGCTCGACTGGTTTGTTTATCCCATTTTTCGTATACCTGGGCATTATTGTTTGCAGTTTGCAATTCAGGGGGAAGTTGGTAATTTAATTTATTTGCTGTTTTTCTTGCTTCATAGTCATCCATAGTATGTGGTAATTCTGTAGCACGACGTTCCCAGTAATTTTTAAAGCCTTCCGTCCAGGCTGGGTTTAACTCTTGGCGCATTTGTCCCATGCCCGAGATTTGTTCGCCACGTGAAATCATCTCACCGGTAATGGGATCAAAGCTATCTGCGTTTAGTAAGCCAGCTCCTTTTAATCCACCAAATGTTTTAAGTTGCTCAAAACCTACAACGTTCTCACGACGAACCACATCTTGTACCCGTGGATCATTTTGAGCAAAAGCACTCATGAACTCACGAGTAGGGCTAGAGACGCCAGTAAGTATTTTGCCTTTTTGTTGTTGTCCACCATAGCCAGCGGCATCTGGCATCTGAGAAGGATACAACAGCGGGCCAGGGGGGATACGTGGTCCTTCAGGGCCAAATGGGGTTGCCGCTGAATGAGTTGTTTTACCTAGTTGTAAATTTTCAGTTTCTAAACGGGCAAAGATTTTTGCTTCTTTTTCTTGTCGTGTTAACGTCCGTTGCGCAGATGGCAATAAACCAAAGGCATCAAAAACTACTTCTTCTTGTGGAATATCTACGTCAGGTACGTCATAACCAGTGTGCCGCTGAATTTTAACATCAATACGACGTTCTTCTTGACCAACTCCAGAATCTAATGCATCTATTGTTTGCTCTGGAACTTGAGAACTAATTTCTTGTTGAATAGTTGTTAAATCTTCGGGAGCTTGTACAGCACCTGTAGATTCAACATAAGATCGTGGCGTAAACTGTGATTTTTTTTCTTCTTGTTCAGAAGCAGTAGATGCTTGCGTTGGTGTTTGAGGTGCAGGAGGTTTAGAGGGCGCGGGTACATCCTCAACACGTGGTAAATCACGCACCAAACTACCGACCGCACCAAAATCACCCGTCGCCACCTCTTCTGCGGCCCGTTGGCCCCGTTCAACTGTTTCTGTTAAAGGTGGTTCAGGCGTTACGGTACGAGCATCGCGCCCTCTTGATGCAAGGACACGATTTAACCCAAACGCGCCACCGGCAACACCCGCCAATGCCGCTCCAACACCCAAAGCATTGGTTAAATTGAAGCCTTGGTCTTCTTCTTGGGTAGGTGCCTTAAGTTGATTGCGGCGAAACTGCAGTACTTCAGGTGCAACACGTGCTCTTTCTTCCGGATCTTCGGGGTATGGAGTCCCAGTGGCGCGACTATAGGCGTAAAAGTCAGCCGGAGAAAGAGCCATTTGAATTTATTGGTGTTATTTTTTACCTGTTCACATTCTATTGTTTAAAATCTCAGAAGTAAGGGCGTTATAGTAAGGAAATAAACCTATTTGCACCAGGGATGGACGCCGGAGTACGCCAAAAACGCGTTGAAGCGCTTGAAGCCATTAAGGATAAGGCTGTAGATATGGCAAAAGAAGGCAAAGACTCGCTTGAAGTGCGTGATTTTGTAACTTCAGCGAAAAAAGAACTGGCATATGAGTTACCTGACGAAGAAGCATTCAAAAAAGCAATGAACGCAACCCTCGCGTACAAACGTAAAAAGGAATTTTAAAAATATAAGGACTTTTAAATATCGGCCGGGGCAAAAACCCCGGCTTTTTTGTCTGAATATTTGGGGTAAATACCTATTTACATAACACAATTGTACTTTTACTTAAACAAGAGGGGCCCTATAGACCCCAAAAAGGGACCAGATTTTCCTGACGCTTCTCCAACATCCCAACCGAAGTGGATTGTGGGGAGAAAAAAAGAAAGGGTGTGAAGGGTAGATAAGTGTATCGGGGGCTGCGCATCCGTGTAACGCAGAGTTCCATCGCATTCCGTACCATGGAAACCAACGCAATCCGTCGCTGGCAGTATGACTGGCGCCTGAATGTAGGCGAGCGTCCGACCGAGCAAAACGCGGAGCTTTTCCACAGCTATGTGGAGATGGCGTACACGTTGCTCGAGGAGTTTAGCTCAGCTGAGTTCATGTACCACGAGGTCAGGAGAGTCTGTTCGCCTAAGTATCTGTTCAGTGTTGTATGTGACATGCGAGGCGAGAAGCTTAGCATGCGCATTTACAATACTGATTCAGGCATCAAGGCGATTAGCATCCACAAGGTCTGACGGTTGCCTCTTTCCCTGGTGAGAGCCAGGGGTTTATGCAGCCCTCGCCGCTGTTGTCCCTTCCACCTATGACGGTATAACACTACCGTTATGTGATACGAATTCGTATCGCGCCCACAATACCTGCGCCACGCCACACCCTCGGGTTCAGGAAAGACTGTGGTTATCCTTGCTGTACCAGGGATGTCGTCGAGCTGGACGTTAAACGCAGCAGACAACTCGGCGGTCGGTCACGACCTTGGCAGCTGTACTTTAGCAGTGTAAGTCCAAGCTCACCTACGGAGTAACACCGTGACCAACACCACCATCGCCACCGTTCGTCAGATCGATTGCGTCGACATCACTGAGATGTCACGTGATGAGATCTTCGATATGTGTGGCGTACCGTCTCGTGAAGAGGCTGGTAATAAGGTCATGCTCCAGGTCCTTGACCTGCTTGAGTATGGCCGTAGCCAGACACTTCATCGAGGCCACCTCCAAGTCATTAAGTCTTTTGTGGACGAGATGCTGGAGAACAACTGAGTCCGTAAACACGGCACCGGGAGGTGTAAGTCCTCCCCCAGTTATTGCCCCCTGTGGAGATGGGCACCACACAACAGGAGATTCCTGTGACCAAGACTCCTTCCCGTCCTGTGAAAGACGATTCCGTGTTCAAGGTGCTTGCGCATCTTGCGGAGATTGAGGGGAACCTACTCAAGCAAATTGCTGGAGTAGAGCAGAAAGAGATGTGGGTCAGTGAGCAGCCTGAAGCTGAAGAGTGCGTCGTTGCTGGGTCGTTGCTAAACGATCTAGCCTGGCAAAAGGAGGGCTACCAAGCCCGCCTTGACACAACCAGAGCTCTGGTTGTTGACATCGAACACTTCTTTAATATTCGCAATATTGCGGATTAAGGCGAAACCAGGGGTGCGATCCCTGGTCCAGCAGCTTGACATGCTGCTGCTGACGAGCCTGTCAGTTATTGCCTCCAGCGGAGATAGGCACCGCACACATGGAGTTATCCATGGATCTGACTACAGGTTGGAAACAACATAACAACGTACCTGGTGGTTATCACCTGGTTTACGTTGATGCCTTGGTTGGTGAAATATCCATTGTTACTGGACCGCAAGGTTCAGGGCTTATGGGTTGCAACAATTTAGGTCGTGAGACTACGTATGAAGCGTGGTTTCCAGGGATGTGTAATTCCACGGGCCACCTGACGCTTGATGAGCTGAAAGGTATCATTAAGTTTATGCGTCAGTGTGAGGAAGAACGTCTTGCATGGCAGGACGAAGACTGAGTCCGTAAACACGGCACTGGGAGGTGTAAGTCCTCCCCCAGTTATTGCCCAGCACGTAGGGATGGGCTCCTACACAATTTAATTCAACAACATGCGTTACCAGTTTCCCAATGCAGCCACAATTATTTGTGTCGCAGCATTGATCATTGGTGTAGGCACGCAAGTGTCAGTACATCAACTTGAAAAGGCAACAGCACAGCAATGTGCTAACCACGATTGGCCCAAGTCTGCGCACGAGGTCCACATGGCCTGGTGTGCAGCCAACAACTATCCTACTCACTGACATGTATTTCATTACACTTGACGGTAAACAGTACCGTCAGTACTCAGCCAACGAGTATGTCGAGGCATTAGAAGATGCCGCACAACTGGACCACATCTACAACTCACCAGAGTTGAACGATGGCGTCCAGGGTACCCATGACATCAGACTTCTCACCCTTCCTGAGATGATGATGTCCGACGTTGAGATGGTCATCTGACCAGGCGTGATGCCGGGGGATCGAATCCCCCACTCAACAATTGCCACACACTGAGTGTGGCTTAATTCAACACAACATGACCGCACTTAACATCCGCAAGAACACTGCTGCAATTTTTAAGGGTGCAGCAACAGTTATTGAAAATGCCAATGTCCCAAGCATCAAGACGCTGCATGACATTCGTTGTCGAGCAGCTGCACTTGTAATGCCGAACGATATGGCATTCGTTATCACACCCAAGACAAACATCTGACGTTTGCACTAAGGGGCTACGGCCCTTTTCTGCAGACCTCATTGTCTGCATTCAATTCACACCACTTGGATTCACATGACTCCTAAAGCTGTTGAACATCTACTTACGCAGGACGCTCGCCTGCTTGCCAGGAGAGATGCCCCTGCCATTGACCAAGATCTTGAGCAGCAGCGTCAAGCTGCACTCGAAATCTTTTTCCAATGGCAAGATGGGGCGCGTGAGTTCCAAGATCTTATGCCGTTCTGCGTGGTACTCCAACGCCAGGTGAATCTCAACCGAGATTTGCTACGTTGGGAACGCCAGAACGCAGACTGACTTCTGTACTTAACCTTCCGTTTCGGCGGTAGGTTTTCTACAGGACTCAACCTCCTGTATCCCATTGTCAACTCAATTCCATGCTGAGCAACACCATCATCGGCAACATCACTTACATGGAGAAAGCTGTGCATGAAGGTCGCGAGTTCCTTGCGATCACCATGGCAGTTAACGACATGTACGACGGTGCTTGCCGAGTCCGGTTCAACAACTCCAACGGGTTGTTAACTGCATACAACAACGGCACACTCGTTGTTGGACACCAACTCATCCTCAGTCAGTACGACGTGCGCATCAGCAGCATTCGTACGCACTACCTGAAGGATGGACTGATGCATCAACTTAAGTATCCTGAGCTTGCACTCACTCGAGTGAGGGCTATCATCGGTGCTGCACCCAGGCCCAAGCCTGAGGTTGTGGCACCAACTGTCGAACCAACTCTTGAAGAGATTGTGTTCTGACTCCTGCTAACTCCTGCATCAAGGGCCTTGGGTTACCAGGGCTTTTCTTGCAGGACTTAACATCCTGCTCAACATTTACCCAACCTCAATCACATGCCAGTTACTATTGACAACCAAGAACTCCAGGACGCACTGGAAGAGTTTGACATCCGTCCGACAGATTATTATCTGTCGTTTGACACCAATGTTCTTTATCTTGTTTGGTGTACGACCGGCGCTAATGCCGTTCGTCTCGTACACAGCAACGGGTGTATAGACATTGAGATCAAAGGCGTATGGCATGACGAAGTGCCGGAAGGTTTCATCCTTCCTGAATACGTATGTATTCGATACATCCTTGCAACCAACTGACATGAAGCAAATTATCTCTCTCGGCAAAGGCCGATTTGTCCACGTTGATTCTTACGGTGCGTCTCAAACACGCCGTGGATCAATCATTGTGGCAGCCTTTGCCATGCTCATTTCCGCACTCACTGTCGGTGCCGTACTTGGCATCGACATCACCTCGCCCAACACCACCACACAACATGAGTATCCACATCGCACTAATCGTTGATCGCAGCGGTCGCTATGCCCACGTTTGGGGCGAAGCTCCAAGCTGGAATAAGTTCGTCGACCAACTCGAAGACCTTGGCGCAGAGGTGGTTGAAGAACAAACAGACGATTGGGAAGGCAGTACCAAAGATGAGATCGCTGAAGATTGCGTGGCAATTAACCAGCTTCTCAGCGGTACGGACTTCCTACCCTACTGATAGCGTCAACAGATCGCACTACACCACACCTGGTACTTGTCATCTGATAGGTACCAGGTACTCTATGCAAGCAACCAACTCAAACGATGGAAGCACTCAGCCAACTCGACATTCAAGCCCCTGATCACGTCAGTGTGATTACAAGGGAAGGCAAGGTCACCATCTCCGTCGTCAAAGACGGAACATCAGTGACTCTTGGATTCCCCATCAAAACTGCAGGGCTTGATACAACCCCCAGACCCCCGCTTCAGTCGCCAGCACCAAAGGTAATGGCTGTTAAGGAGACCCAGCATTCCACTGCAGTGCAGCTGGAAACATCTTATCTTTCCTTGAAAGGTAAGCACTCTCCCGTTGGCAACTGTAAGTTGACATCACAGCAGGTACGTCAAATCAAACTGATACTGACCGATGAACGGTTCATGAAAGCATTTGGTTCTAGGCAACAAGCTTACGAAGCAATTGCTGCTAAGTTCAACGTCAGTTACCACACGATCTCCAACATCCACAAGGGACTTGCTTGGAGGAACGTAAGTATCTGACACCGCAGTAGTATATTTGTACTACGAATGGACCTGAGCAAGTCCTTAAACTGCTCAACACACCACTGCAATTCACACGATGAAAGACCCTGACTTCATTGATGAACAACGCAATGCCGATGCTCTTGACGCAATGGCTGATCATGCATACGAATTGGAAGAAGCCATGCGTGAATCAGAACAAGATGGTTGGACAGGCGTTTTCAATGATGAGATATCAAATGAAGAACGCTACGCATGTGACCATTACAACGAGAGGTATGTAATCAATGACTACCACTAAACAAATCTGGGATGAAGACCCAGTGCTACTGGTATTGTCCTGGTATCAATCGCAGTCACACTCATTGGAGACTTCATCAAATGCCTACTGCAAATTCATTTGCCAAAACAGAATCAGCTCGTCGTTGGATCAGTAGGTACAACTGGTCAACCGAGTTTGAAGACAAGGAACCAACCACGATCACACTCCACGAATGCACCATGCATTACGGTGGACCAGAAGAAGGCGGATGGTATTACGAATCAGGTTGGCCCATCAAAACAATCTGCATCTTCTCCAAGAAGCAAGCCATCCGCGAAGCAATCGCACTCGAAGAGTACGCACTCGAAACCATTGGTGACAAGAAGGACAACCTTGGATGGCCCCAATGGTGTGTTAGCTTCTCCAACGAGTACGCCAAAGCGTACCCCGAAGAACGTCCGTACTACTGCTGATGTCAAATCAACTGGACCTGCCCAAGCTTGATCCCAAGATCAGGCTGACAATCAACCAACGCAACATCTGGTTCTACTTTCTAAATCACAGGAAGAAGTACAAGAACTTACCTTGTTATGTACCAAAGCTTCCGATGCAGGAGACCAGGCGTCAAGACTATTACACAGCCTTGGAAAGGTTGGAGCAATACGGATTGATACGCGTGGACAGAACCAGTCGTAACTACACCGGCTGGATCATGCTTGATCCCTAACCAACATATAAGTTTTACTTATATCCCATTCGCTATTTGCGAATAGCGAACAAAGGGTATTGCTAGATAACTACTGGCCTACCCCCCGAACCCCCCGCTGTTCAGTACCAGGGGGGATCCTTAGATATACATACGGTATATCCACTTACTCCCACCATTCACTCATCAACTCAACCATGGCTAGAACTAAGTCTTCACTTAGCAAAGGACAACCATCACCAGACTATCCTCAAGGTAAGCACACAGTTACATTCACTGACCTTGAAGAAGATGACTGGTGGCTAATCACCAACATGTTCAAAGGTCGTATTGAAATGATGTCCCATCGTTTGCTTGAGATTGAACGATCGAATGATCCTGATGTCATTCATAATACAGCTCCTTGGTATGAAGAAACAATTGCAAGATTGGTTGTAAGACTTGAAGAGTTTGAAGACCAGATCAGTCCTGTGTATTTCAAACGTAAACGAGCAGAGCATGCTGCTCGTAACAAACAACCTAACAAGTAATACCTGGGCATCCGTAAGGTATAAGTCCCAGGTGTACACTCCATTCACTCATCAACTCAACCATGGAACAATCACAGAAGTATCCAACGATTGATTGGACTAAGAACGAATACTACCAAGTGCAACGTGCATTGGAGATCCTCATACAGGTCGTTGATCGTGAATCAAAACGTCACGAGATGAATCAACAACTCACACCAAGCATGCTCAGCATGTTGGAAGATGAGATTATCCCAATGCTTAGCAATGAAATGGAGTATGTCGATGGACCAAGCGATGACGAAATTTGTGGTGAACCACCGATAACAGCAGACGAAATGCACACTGCTGCATGGCGTCAGCACCAGGAGCTTCACTCATGACGTGAGTAGTTTAAGTACTACCAAACATTAAGAGAATCTATAAGTCTGCCTTGGACTTTATATCCAGGGTAGACTAACCCTGCTTAACTCATTCCGCAAAACACACATCAGATGTCCGACAAACCACGCATTCCCGACGCACTTGACATGCAACGTCTGCATGCTATGCAGCTCGTTGCCAAGATGAAAGAAGCTGCTGATAAACAAGGTGTTCAATTCATCGGGGGTTTTGTCACCCCCGATGGAGAGAAATTTGTAATGACCAATATGGATGAAGATGATCAACGTATGCTCATGCCTGAGGAACTTAAGTGACTAATCAACACCCCATCACCCCACCGCCGGAGCTGCGGTGTGAATGGCAATCAGAGTCGCCGTTCAAGGTTATTAGCGTTGAGCGCGAAGATTACATGATTGATCGCGCCGCCCAATGGGCCGCCGACCAGGAGCTGGAGGCGTGCTGTGCGTGGCTCGATAGCTATCACGCCATCGGTCATTCGCCTGTAGTCGCTCAACTCCGCGCCGCCCGCCGCCCCAAGCCGCCGAGTTTGAAGAAGCAGGCTTACGCCGCCTTGGATACTTACATTTATGGCAATCCAGATCACAGCGACAAACAGAACACTTACAACATCATCCGCCGCGCACTGGAGCAACTCGATGACTAAAGAATCAAACCACACAATCGATCGTTACGAAAAGATATGGAAACGTGTTGCAAAAATTGTTGCCCATCCACATGAGGTAATTACACCACATGACAAACATCGAGCAACCGTACTTATTTCTTTGCTATCTGAAGATGATGAACTAGTTGAATACATTCATTCTCAAATGAATGAAGATGATTTCAAGCAAACCAAACAAATCCGCACTTTTGCATATGCCCGATAAATCACCAATCAACTTTGACAAAACAATCGCCGGCTTTAATATAACTGAGCACGGCGTTAAGTCTTATACCAAGTCAATTAAACTTGGTCCGTTCCAGGTTACACTCAATGCTCGTGGCTCTGGTGTCAGAGGATCTATTAGTATCCCTGGCACAGGTCTAAGCAAACGCAACATCCAATTGTTTTAATAGCTGGGCATCACCACTACGGTGTGTAAGTCCCAGTACCCACCTCGCTCTTAACTCAACATGGATTCACTCACACTATTTGATCGCATCAATCTTGCAAAGTGCGCACAGTTGCGTGCTGAAACTAATCTTCTTAACAACGACGTCTTCATGGCAGAGTATTACACTGCACGCATGTGGACTAAGTACCGGTGTTACATCACCAAAACATATTCATTTGTGGAGTCTGACTGATGTCTGTCCTTGCAATCGAATCAACCATTATTGATGATGATTATGTCACAGTTGAAGCAATTGTTGATGACATGCGTTGCATTTATGCAGCGACTTACTCAAGCCCTGCTGAATATGCTCCGGCACTTTGCCGAGCTAGTTTCTTCTTGGGTGACGACACCATTCCTACTGATGAAGATGGCTTCTGCCGTTATCTTGACGCATGCCAGCTTGAGTGGGAACCCATTGATCTAGGTGACGACGAATGATTGGATTCTCCATCGAATTCAAACGCTGGTACATCACAGTGCGTGGTCCCATGGGCAGGGTATATCTCTGCACTGGGTTTGCCAAACGCTTGCCAGTGTTTGTGTCACCACAACAATCAATTGCATTTGATGACGACATCAATGATGATGAAGACTATGGTGTGAAGTAACACCACGTCCTGAGCATGACGTTAAACTGCTCATCACTTTAATTCAATTGCACACCCATGGACTTTAAAAGTATTAATGATGCTTTCGATATTGATAAAGTGAGGCACCGCGCTGCCATGCATTATCAAAAGTACAAGTCACCTTCAGGTTACCCAAACTGGTTGAAGATACTTGACAAAGTTGACATAGCTCATAACGTAATTCATGAAGTCCAAAAGGAAATTGGTAGCTTTGGATTGACACGAGAGTTATCTCAAGAAGAGAATGCTGCCTTGGTTGTTACAGGCGCTATTGCATCATTGTCTCCACCTATTTGCGTGCATGAAAACATAATAGAAGCGCTTGCAAATACAGATGTTAAGCCAATGGAAACACCTGAATATGCATTGCCGTTTTTTATATTTCTTTTGCCAAAAGATTTCAAGTTTACAACTAAACTACCTGACTACCAAGGTTTTGATTTAAATTTTTATGTAGCATTTGCTGCATGTATTCCTGACTGTGTGAAAGTAACTTACATAAGTGAAACTACTGTTTGTTATGGTTCATACCAATGGACTGAAATTATTACAGAAAAAGATGGAGCCAAGGAAGAAGATTACATCCTGGAAAAGTTCATGAAAAATCTGATACTTATGTATGTGTATGAGCCAAAGTATTTGACAGAAGAAACCATTAAGCTACCCACAAAAAACAAAGGCTTTGGTTCTAGTGAAAAAGATAAGCCATTCCAAATGCGTTGGCTAGGTAAAAACTATAAGCAAGTACGACAAACAATTGTATGCAAGGACAATACTGTTGATCCAGATAACAAACGATCTGTCCGAGCACATTGGCGTCGTGGACATTGGCATACAGTATGCCATGGCCCCAAACACAAACAACGCAAGCAACAGTGGTTTAAACCTGTGTTTGTTAATCAGGATTAACACCACGTCCCAAGCATGACGTTAAACTGCTTACACTACGAACTTAACTCTGAACTCACCATGGAATTTCGTCTTCCGACCAACCTTCAGAATGAACTTATCCCTTACGATCCAACGCTTAAGAAGTTGGCACGTATTGTCAAGCAAGCCAAAGCAACTACCAAGAAATCTAAATATCCACTTGGCAATCCACCACAGTTGATGCCATTGGATATTGTAAGAGAATCGTTGCAGCAAGAAGCAGTTGATACTATTAATGCATCAGCTGCTCCTGATAGGCACCATGAATTCAGGTTACCTGTCGGTAACATCCCCAACGTAGAGTACGTTGTCCATGCAGTGATGTACCACTACGAAGGCGTATGGGTAGCGGCATGGCTGCCACCTAAAGGCAAGGAGAATGACTATGTATACGGCTACACTTACTGCTTTAAGGACACAGCCGCTACCCGTAAGATGCTTGATTACCAGGTTAAAAATCACCTGGAACAATACACTATATCAGAAATTGGTCGTTCTAATTATTACTACAAGACCGAACTGGTTACCAAGCAAAACATCATTGATGGTAACGATCGTCCTTGCTGGATGTATAGCTACGCTGGTGGCTATGGTCAAAAGTGTAGAAACATTTCGTCAATGCTTGGACGCTTTAGGGATGCACTTAAGAAAACAATTCCAACTTGGTCAGACGGTCGTGGCATCTTTGATCGCATCAAAACTTCTCGTAACCTATATAACTTGCTTAGTGAAGACCGTGACTTAGATCGTAACTACTGGATCAAATATGAAAAAGATTTTGAGCAGACTAAAGAACAATGGTCTGCATCAGTTGCATCTTTCTTTCACTTAATTGATTACCATGTAAATGTCCCTCACTATAATCCGCTTAGCGACTTTGTACGCGTTCGTCACATCCTTGATAAACCATTCTTCCGCAAGTGGATTCAAGATAAATGTAATGAGATCAATACAAAGTACCAAGATGAATCAGTGGATACCATGGCTACAATTCGCAGGCCTTGGTTGTTAATCAAAGAGTTTGTTAGGGGTATTCATTATGTCTATTCAATTTGGGGTGATGCAGTTCCGCTGGATTACTACCAGTCAAACATTGATAACTTGATGGGCATTAAAGTCTGGAGCGTTGTACCAACAATTGTTGTTCCGTGGCTAGCTGAACACATGCCAGTTGCTTCATTCTTCCAGATGCGCAGTAAATACTACTTGGAACAGAAGGCTTCTCCACAACGTAGTTATGACTATGAAGAAAGGCTTGGTATGTCTCAGTACCGATTCCGTGAATGGGAAGATACATGCAGCATGCTTAATCAAATCCTCAGCAACGACAAAACAATTGATCCGCCTAAGCGTTGGCGCATCACTGAACTCCATGACCATGTGCAAGCAGAAGCTTGGAAGATTCAGAATCCCAATCACAAACTTCCACAAGATTTATTCCCTGCACCAATCAAGGTGCAGCACGCTGATCAGAACTGGTCATTCTTCCAGCCATTTGACACTCATCAATTGGCACAGTGGGGCCAGGCCGTACGTAACTGCGTAGGTAATGCCAGCAGTTATGCCGAAGGTGTACGCAAGAAACAACACTTCATTGTGTTGTGCATGGTTGATGGTGCACCACGTTTTACCATCCAACTCGAAGTCAATATGGGACTCATGAGTGTCAAACAAATTGTTGGGTTGCACAACTCCAGGCTGACGGAGGCAGACCGTGATCTGTACTCGACAGCTTTCCGTCAGGCCTTGCAATCCCGCGAGGAACAGCTTAAGATCTGATTGCTGAAGCCACAGCAGGGCCATCGTATTCTCGTTATAGGTGGCCCTTTTTCTAATGACCGATTACACTGACGATCAACTACTTGCCATGGCAATGGCAAACCTTGGTGAATACATTCATGACAACTCACCGCATTACATTCTGATTGAAGATCCTCGCAATGAGGATGACTACGATACATGGGATTATGGCACTGAGCCATTACCTCATGATCACACTTGGCAGCACACATCAATTGATGTGAGCGTAAGTCCAAGTAATGCAGACATGGCGGAATAGGTAGACGCAA